CCTTTTCTGTGAAATCAGTATCTGAAAGCGAGTCTAGTTTATCTAGTTTTCTTAATGTGCATATACGCTCTTCGTCGTCGATTTTTCCATAAAAATGTTCACATACGTTTTCATAAGCATTCCCCAGTAGTTCAAGCCATAAGAAATGCTCTTCATAACCAAAACACGAATATTCGATAGATGGGAGATCTTCCCCTACTTCAGGAAATGGATGCGCTCCTCTTCTTTTCTCCTCATACTCTTTCTTTAGTTCTTTTATTTTATCTAACATCGTTTCTTCTCCTCAATAAATCCAGTTTGCTAATTCTTTCTTTATTTTGTATATCTGCTCTATATACCATGGAGTGTCGGAGTCATCCATTTTCCTGCACATGTCCTCAGCCTCATTCGGACTCATTTTGTCTGGATCAAATTCTGGATACTTGTCTTTAACCCCTTTCATTAATGTTAGCATTTCTAATTTAGCACGCTGCTCGGTTGCTGTTTCTCGCTCTATCATAACTTCTCTCCTCTCTTCTTTTTCCGCTCTAAAAAATTTCGTTTTACCAAATATCCGCTTCAGCCCTGCTTTCGCGTTGGCTATCCACTCGTTTATCTTCTCAAATTTCAGTAGATGTTTGATGAATCCCATTACGTTCCTTATCTCTCCATAACAGTTCTCTTCTACGTACCTCTTGAAGTTCTCTACCTTCTTGAACTTCTTCATGCTCCCATGTATCCACGATGCTAACACCTTACTCAATATTATCACCGCTCCAAACTTGCTCTCTAAATACTCCTTTATTTCATACAGTGTTTTAGAATTTGCTTTATAGGCAATACCTTCCATTTCATAGGTCTGGTATGTAGGGTCTTTCCTAAGTTTTGGCTCGTAGATTTTCTTTTGGGGGGTGGGGGTCCCCTCTCTCTGTGTAGTTATTTCAACTTCTTTCTCAGTATTACAAGAAGTAGAATTGTTTACTTCTTTAGTATTCACTTTTATATTTTTAATTAAATTATTCTCGCATGAATGGGCATAGGTAGTTTTACCTGATACCTTTGTTGCTTTTGATACGGTACTATGTGATTTATTGTGATTAATAATAATAAATATATTATTTAAGGTATCAATGTTCTTGGATACAACGGGATGTTTAGTATTAACTGATAGACGATAGGCACTATGACCGTTCCTAACTTTACGATATCCTACATGAATATATCCTTCATCCTTAAGGGCTTTAATCCTGCGTTTAATCGTGGCAATTGACTTACCTGTAGTCTTAACGAAGTAATTAGCGGATAGATCTGCGAATGTCTGAGATAACTCCACATTACGTTTATTAGCGACTTGCATCTGTCTTTGATGAATTAAACCTACCATTGCCATTGCGGTTGCATCCTGGGACAACTTCATTATAACCTCCCTATTTCGTTACTTAAAATAATACCCTTTTTAACCACTAAAACAAACAATTTTCTTTCCTCAACAAGAATTTGAACAATTGCCCAAACTGTGCAAACAGATAATTTTTCTGTGCTTCAATTAATACTAGGCAAAAGCAACAAAAAAATATGATGCAAAGCATAAAAACCTCTTGTTTTTTTTTACGGATATTCTTATCATGGGAATATCGTAAAATATAAAAAATATTATTACCAAGCCTAGAGAGCAAGTCAATAGGTTTGGTAGCGTTTTTTATAAAAGCCACACAATAAGAACTTGTATTGTTTTTTTGTTTAAAAAAGGATATACAATAGAAAAGAACATTTAAACTATTTACATTTGATATATAAAGGGGTAATCTATGACCACTTTTATATCGTTCATATGCTACCAATTTTAAAGAGCAAGTCAATAAGATTGGTAGCGTTTTCTATAAAACCTCACGGAATAAGAATTCGTATTGCTTTCTTGGTTTAAAAAAGGATTCACTCTAACAAAGAACACAATTTTTTTTTACCTTTTTTTTCGAAAAGGTCTTTATTTATCTTTGAAACATTCATATTCTATATGAACGTTTGTTTTATAGATTAAAAAATATGATATTTCCTCCCTGTATGCAATATATAGGGAGGTTTTTTATAGTTTTTTTTTATAAAATCCCAACAAAAAGAAATAAAAACAAAAAAAATTGATGCCTACAATCTCTCTCTCCGTGGGGTTGTTAAAAAAAACAACAAAAAAAATAAAAAAATCAAAAAAAACTATTGACACCACAAATACTATCATATTATACTAAAGACGTAAGCAACGAGGTGTTGCGATGGTTAGTGAGGAGAAGTTGTTATGAGAAGTTTTAGATTGAAAAGCCAATACAAGACAATTGAAGAAGCGAAAAGGGCTTTTGTTCAAAAAATTAGTAGGGCTGAAGAGTGCAACGTAATATTAACAATGAATTGCGTTGACCATTTTTTTAGTGATGATTGCAAGGCTGAAGAAGTCGCAAGGGAAATGTGGAAATGTATTGATGCAGGCTTAGAAGACAACACAGACATATGCTACTATAGCACAACATACAGAATAGCTGGCGATGGTAACTATTACGGCGAATGTATCGACGAATACGAAGAGATCATGGGAGATGGAGACTTTGGGAAACTGGTTGCCCAAAGAGGGGGAGGAATAGCCTTACATTTGGTTGTAGTGTATTATTGCGAGCAAGCATTAATAGATTTTATTGACTTTGCTTTTGATGGCGAAGAAACAGAAGAAAACGCAAAAGTCGCATAAATTATTGAATGGGTGGGGCTAGTTCCCCTCCCTAGTTAGTAAGGAGAAGTTGTTATGATTAATATTGCAGATGAGATTGCAGAGCTGAAAATTGAGTTTGAATACGCTACGGAGTTCAGCTATAAGGATAACTCCTATATAGACGGGATAATAGCAGAGAAGGCAGAAAGTGAAGTTGCTGTACATTGTGTAGGTTTGGACAGGTATTTACTTGAAAACATGGCTGAGGTGGAGCAGGTAATTGATTTTTACGGCTGGAAAGCTGTTGGATGTTCGATATATGGTGCAGTTAAAAAGGCGCAATATGATAAATATTACGATGAAAGAGCCTACAATTTGAATGAGATACTTTTATATTGTGCGTTATGCAAGTTGCGCGACGAAGGAAAGAAAGAGCTAACGGAACAACAGTTCGATGACCTAAAGACATGGACTAGCGTTAGCATACACCAAAGACTAAGTACTGTTGTAGATAATGCTATTGATAAAGCTCTAAAAGATAATGCTATTGATAAAGCTCTAAAAGATAAGGCTATTGATAAAGCTCTAAAAGATAAAGAAGTAATTACTTATTCCGATTTGTGCGATGACGATTGGGACGATGACGATTTGTGCGAGGGGGATTACGATTTTCGCGATAAAGATTGGTGGGATTACGATGATTAAGACAAAGGGGGGCTAGTTCCCCCAACTATCTGGAAATTTCGGATAGTTCAAAAGCAAATAAAACAAAAGGAGGGTTTTATCCCTCCCCTTCTTTTAGAAAATGAAACAATTATGAAAAAATCTTTATACAGGCTGTATGATATAACAACATAACTTAAAAATAAGGCGGTTCAAGAGATGGTGAAAACAGTGAACCGCTTATGGAAGAAATACACAATATCTAACGGGTAATTATAACAAAAACAAAACAAAAAGGGGGTAAAAATGAGCATACAAATAAAAAAATCCCTACATCTTACGACGCAGAGATTTTGACAAAGTGTCCTCATACGGGATAGTGAGAATATGAGAAAGTACAAGAACACCAACCGCATATTACACAAACTTTTCGCAAAAGTCAGTCGAAAAAGTGTATCAAAAGCACAAAAAGTCAGTCGAAAAAGTGTATTAAAGGCACAAAAAGTCAGTCGAAAATGTGTATTGATTCCGCATAAACATGTGATATCATAGGCTGTCATTGCGAGATAGGCGATGATATACAAAAGGAGCCCCCAAAACTGTTAACTTCTAAATCTCACTAATCCCAGGGGCTCTTTGCAGATGAAAGTTCTTTCACTTTATCCAATTCAGCGAACAATGACAATGATAATCTGCCAATAATCTTACATACTTTTTCTTGATAGAATTCATCCCCTCTATCAACAGCCCTATCCAGAGCGGCGATACGAGGCTGTAGCTTGCTAATTGTCCTATTTATGCTACCTACCCTGTAGACAATAACCCGACACGCTTCTAAGCTCTTTAAAATCTCTTCTATCGCTATAATATTTCTATCAATAATCGATTTTATTTCTGAGTATGTCGGCTCATCCAATTGAAAGGGGACTCCATCGACCAAAAACTGTATAGTTTCAAAGTTAGGTTTTCTGTCTTGAACCTCTACGCTACAATCTATGTCTTTTTTTAATTTGGACTCTAAAACCATACAAACATAAGTTAATACTTGCTGGTACCAATCCTCCAGATCTGCTATATCATCGTCTTTTACTGTGATGTTTTCAAAAGAATGAGGCAGTCTCACACATAAAGACTGCCTGCGATAGGAGAAGTTTAAATAATTATAACGCGCTCGTAACCTTATCAGCAATTCCTCTCCCAAAAATTGCTGTATAAATTCAATATGCCCTCTAAGCTCTTTTACTCCCCTTTTTTGCCTCCTTCTCTTAAAGAACGCAAAAAAACACATATTTACCTAGGCTGCTTTTTTCGCTTTTCGTTTTTCGATAAATGCTTCAATATCGGCTATTTTCCACCGCTTCACGCCTCGACAGATGATAGGCTGAGGAAAACCAACACTACTATATGGGTAATCTCGTCTACACTTCCAATGCTCGGCAATCTCTTGCGCAGACATTGTCTCCTCTTCTATCTTTTTAATTTTTTGTACAAAAGCGTCTATTTTATCACTATCCCACCTTTTTGTCCCCGATAACTCATTTGTATTTGGTTTCGGGAAGTCGGGGTCATCTTTTATCCATGAATATTGTTCAATAGCGCTTCCTTTGTATCCTAATCTTTTTAAAACTTCGCACGCTGTTATTTCTTCCATCTCATTCCTTCCGGATTAAAAAACCTTTCACTCCTCATATAGATAACATAAAAAAGGAAAAAAGGCAACCTTTATACAAACACGAAAAAGCGAGGGAAAAAATTTTTTTAAAAAAAACAGAAAAAACTATTGACCAAGAAAAAACGAGGTGTTATATATTGAGATGTAAGCTACCGACAAAGTGTTGGAGCAGAGTTAAAATAGGAGACGTATTATGATAAGTGTATTTGATTATGACGATGAACCAGATTATAACAATGAAGATGTCCGAGCGGAATTAGCCGCGATAGAAAGAGAGAACGCAGATGCTACATGTGAATATTGTGACGAACACGAATTATGTTATTACTGTTGGAACGGATACTATATTGAACATTGTGATCATTGCTCAGGAATAACGGAAAGCAAAGGTTGTTCACGTTGTTATGGTTTAATAAGGTGTGAAGATTGCACAGATTGCCATAATTTAGGCGATTGTATCTTTTGTAATGATAGTTTTAACATGAAGCGATGCCGTAAATGCTCTAATTGCTCAGATTGCTCAGATAGTATTGCTTTGAAGTTTTGTGTTAAGGCAACGAATTGCTTAGAGTGTGTTAATTGTGAAGGCATACATCATTGCGAGAATTGCCATGACTTAAGATTCTGTCGAGATTGTTATTACTCAAGTAATCTGTTTAAAGCTAATAATATGCTTGCTAATATACCGCTCAGCGAATATACAATCGTACATAGAGGTAAAAAAATCATGGTACGCGAGCTTGAGTGGTCATTCCCTGAACAATTTAGAGAATTAACGAAAAACATAACAAAGAAAGGTAACGTATTTACCAGCATTTTGGGTGGTAAACCTGTCGTTTTCAAGCATTATACATTCGAAACAAGAAGTGTAAAAGATTATGAATTTGTAAAACCTCCAAAGTGGGCAGATTTATATTGTTCTAACAATAACGAGCCAAAAGACATTGAAAGAGTGGCCGTAGCTAGCTTTAAGAACAATAAAGCTTGGAAATACATTGTATTTTGGTTGGGGATTGATGAAAAAACAAACACTATGAGGACAGATCGCACGGAGATTTTATCTTCAGAATTACCTATAAGAAAAAATGGCGAGATATACATGCACAGACTGATATTCACTGACACGTACCTCGCCACTGCAACAATCAACATCAAGCTAAAAAAGCAGGTGTTGGAAGACTTCCTAAAATAAAGGAAGTGGCAGGTTATAGCGAAGGGAACTATGACTTATCAATTGGGGATAAAGATAATTAAACGAAAAGGACAATCCCCTTAGCAAATAAACCTGTCCCAAGTATATAGGAATGTTTTGAATATTGCAAATTGTTTAACTTAAATTATGATTAGCTTAGGAGGCTAGAAATGGATATAATTGCAAAAAAATATAAAAAAGGATATTTAATTGAAAAAGCAGGTCGAGTATTAGCTATTGTGAAACCCGACAAAACGATTCAGTTCATGTTTTACACGAACGATAATGAACGTAACATCGTAGAACGCATAGTTTGGGGAGATTAACAATGTTAGATACTAGCAAACGTGTGTTACTTGATGTTATTGGCAATCTAGTATATGCCAATAATGTATTCGCGCCCATTGTAGAGTCTAGCGAAAACATAAATATGGCTATTAGCGTTGATGAATATCTTGCGTTAATTTCTACTGTAAATAATGAAATAAGAAAATTTCAATTCAAAATTGATGCGCTAAAAACCAAAATCGAAACAGAAAAAACAAGAAATAATAACCTCCAAAGATGGCAGGTATATAGTGAGGAGAAACACAATGGATAATATAAAAAATGTATGTATAAAACTATCTGATGCGCGTATTGAACTTCAAAAAAAAGAAATGAAAAAGTCAGGGAAAAACGCTTTTGCAAATTTTGCTTACTTCGAGCTGGAAGATATGTTGCCAATCATCAATAACGTGTTCCACGAGCTCAAGATGATAGACAAGCTAGAAATTGAAAACGGAACAGCTAAACTAACAATAATTAACGCAGAAAATCCTACTGATGTTATTAGTTTCTCAATTCCTGTTGTTCCTAGCACTGTTAAGGGATGTAGCGAGATGCAGAACATTGGCGCGAGTATTACTTATGCTCGTAGGTATTTATACTTGGCTGCTTTAGGAATATCCGAGAACGATACTTTGGATGCGGTGGCAGGTTCGAACAAAATAGAGGAAAATCCAGACTTATCAGCGCTACGCGACGTTAATGTGCTCAATGCCACATTCCATAAAAACAAGAAAGGATTACTTAGTAAAGACCCTCGCTTTGCGAAGCTTGCAGAAACAATTAAGCTGGCTGCTAAAGCAATTAATGCTCATTTCGATGAAAAGCTTGACTGTTTTGTAGTGGCATAATATTATTGTGCGTGGTATAAAGCATAAAAAGAATCCGGAGTGGTTTTGAATACCTCCAAGTTTCGTTTCCCACTCCGCATTTAAGCCCAATGCGGTAAACGCTTAGCACGATTTAGCCATCCCTTTAAGAAAACTTTTTGAGTCGGGTCTTTAATTGCAAGTCTGTTATAAAAACAACATAAATTTTCGATAAAACTAGCTAATATTGATTGAGCGTTTTTCTTTTCTATAGCTCCTAAAGTAATTTTACCAAGAATACCATCAGCTTCAGTGCCAACAGATTGCTGAAGTAGTTTAACTGCCTGAGGAACTCCTAAATTAACCGCAGCATCAAAAACCTTACATACAAGCACTGCATCTTTAATTTTGGATACAGGTTTCCAAAACTGCTCAAAATATATTCGCTTGATCTGCTCAGGTGTTAATAAGAAAAGATCTTCCTTGTCGATTTTTCCGTTTTTGTTCGCATCTAACCAAATACTACCGTTATTGAACATGTTTTTGGCTAAAGCGTAGGATATCCCATACCTAGTAGGTCCTCCATGATCCGCTATATGATCAGAAAAGCCCCCTTCGTTAGCTAACATAAAATTATAGCTATTCATAAACATCTCTCCGTCAGTAATACCACTGAACGGTCTATCTTTTTTGTATTTCATTTCTATTTTTTCCTAAATTCCTCAATTGTTAGCACTGGAATACCTAAAACTGTAAGAGCATAAATGATAATTTGGTCTATGTGATCAGGTGTATAATACATCGCAATAGCACTGATTAATCCGATAGCTACTTTGACTTTTCCGCTCTCAAAGAAGCTTCTTACTGCATTAATCCCCCACATTTTTATGCATAAAACCACGGATAAACTTAGCACAGATATTAAAACGCATACGACAATTAGCGTATTCATAACATTCCCTCCATTCGTTAACTTTATAATACATTATGCATCTGAAACTTCAACGTCCTGCGTGATTGATAAGATATTAAACGATGTAGCTTCGTCGTGCTCAACGTATATAGCTCTATTGTATACGTCTTTGCTGTTTACAAGCGGACATTTGATTAAGCCACTTACAAGCGATTTAGGCTTATCTAGTTTGGCGATAAAATTCTGATAGGGAATCGGATAGATATTGTCTGGCTCTGTACCGTATTTACCCCCTAGCGAATAGTACAAATACAAGAAACAGCACTTCTGCCCCCCTACTGTACCAACACCAGAACCCAAAAGGCTTCCTAACGACAAAGAGGTAGTTAATAAAGAAGATTTGATAGGAAGCCCGACTGTTACATACATCTTAGCACCGTCACATGCTTTAGTTAGATCGATAGTACCTGATGCAGGAACAGTATATGTTTTGCCTGTTGTATGATCGTTACCATCAGCGCATATTTTAACTTGTTTATTAGCTAAATGAGGGACAGAAATCGTATCAAAATATAAATACACGTTCCCTGTTGGATTAACCTCATCGTAAGGACTCCATTCGTACGTGTGCATTAACGTAACTGTATGCCTATTAGATGTTCTTCCTACAAATGTTGTGGGAGTGCAAATCATAAGACCGTTTAAATCTGTACTCTTCTTAACGAGTAATGTTTGTTGGTTAATTTGAGTTGTCCCTGATACTTTGTTGACATATATCTGACTATATCTAGTATTACTACCGGATCCACCTGAATCATCAGGGAAACCCTCAAAACCTTCAATCTCAATGGTTGAAGGTCTTGCGCGAGAGATAGTAGAAGATATTTTGATGTCATAATCCTTGAACATTAGGAATTTATACGATTTATTAACGATAGGAAAATCGATTCTTTGATTATGATCGTCGTAACAGAAGACGTTGTTTTCTCCAGAAATTTTTACTGAGTATTTTTTGTACCATATCTCATCCCATTCTGTCGGTCTTGTGCTTAAATCAAGATTATTATCCGCTGGAACTAATATTATTGTATCGCTATCAGATAGCCTCTCGGTTGCGATTTTTAGATAAGTTTGTCCTCCTCTAATCGTTCCAACAACGTTTTTAGTATCGAGTTCTCCTGCAATTGACATCGCAATGTTATAAGCACTCGTTAACCCGTTAAAGCTAGACACATCAATAGTGTTAAATGGAACCACTGAACTGTCCTCAATTGCATGAGCGTATCTGTTATAACGAGATAATAACGCAATTTCTCCTATTCCCTCGACAGTGCCACACGCCCCCAAAAATGCTAAAGATGTACGCAAATTGCTGTTCGTATAAAAATAAAACGCATTTAATTTTTTATTGTAGATACTAATATCTTTAGGACCTCCGTCAACAGGCTTGTTGAGCCGATAGAGGGCATACGATGAGGTTACAATGTTTGTAATTTTGAATTTAATCTCTTTAGATGAAGAACAATCAACATAGTGCTGTTTGAATTCTTCTTGATCCAATGGGTTAAACGGAGGATGTATATATTCGATATATCTCTTAAACTCTCCGTCTACCTCTCTTCTAACAATCATCCATAGAAGATCGTTCTTATCTCCATGCATGCATTGCAAGTCTTCAACTTTAACATTGTCTCCCGAAATGACATGTTTGCTCCACGCCATAATTCCGTTTTCTTTGAGATATGTTAAAGAACATAAGAAACCATCATTTACAGCACACCAATATGTCTTAACAGGGTTCTGTTGCCATGTGTGTGCAATAATCCCAGATTGTGTTAAATCGTTAGCTAGGATTGATACATCATGCGATTCGTACGCTCCTGTCTCACCAGATAACACAATTTCATGCACGTTTTTACCTGAAGCATCAACGAAAAACACCGAATCCAAAGCTTCAATTGGTTGAAGTGGTGATGCTCCTGTTGAATCAAATAACCGACAACGGAAATTTGACGGAGTTATAGCTTCATCGTTCCAAGTCGCAGAACCTCCTATGTATATTCCCCATGAGGTTCCAATGAATAATTTTGCTTGTCCAATCATCCACAGAATCGAATCTGAGTGTTTGCCTGTGATTTTAAATTGAACAGCATCAGCATCGTTAGCCCCTAAAAAGTAATCAGTAAAATCCCCATATAGTTTAGCCGATCCCCAAATGCCAGTAGGATATGTCAAATTATTACCTAGAAACAATCTCCCCTCAAAAACGGTCGCCGCTGTCGGCTGTCCTCTTGTGCTATTGAATGCGCCTATTTGCCACTTTCTCACTGGAGTGTCGTTAGGAAGAGACGTTGCATTGTTAGGACTTTTCTCTGATTCTATATATGCCGTTATTTTATTGAATCTATTATCTCGTTCGTCTGGTGTAACAGTAAGAATTCTTAAATAATATCTTTGTTCCTCTTCAACTCCTGTTACAGAATTAGGAACTTTATAGATTAAGCACAACTCATGACCAATATCAGCAGGATGAAACACTGGAGCATATTGGGCGAGTGGAGGAGGATATAACGGGTCATTTCTTACCGCTATAATTGTGCATGGACTAAGTTCTGTAGCCACCGTATTATCAGGTTTTAACAGAATATCTGCTTTATTTAGGAATGTTAGCGGTTCACAAGTCCAAGGTATGGGACCAGTCAGAGCAAAAGAGGACGAACTTGTGCGATCTAATTCATATAATCCTTGATCAGTGACCATCATTAACGAATTACCATCCTGAAACGTGTGCATTGTCCTTACTGTTTCTTCAGAAAACGTGGTAACAACTTCAACAATGTCATCATTAGCGTCTGTTACAGCTCCATAACCGTCTTGTTCAATAGCTCCATACTTCGTGAAAAATCTTATATAGTGTTCTCCAAACTCACAGATGTACTGATTATCAGAGTCGTACACATATAAAATTAACCTTGCATAGCCTTCCTTGGTTTCAGCGACAAAGATACTTCCTCCACGCTTAAACAGGCCTCCTGTTTGTTGAACTTGAAAGTTGACGCATTCTTCTAAGGCGTTATTGTATTGCTCAAAATCGGTATTAGCCTTTACCTTCTGGCTTATAACCCCTACAGCAAAGGAATTTTTAGTGTAACGTACTCTTGCCATTTAAATACTATTCCAATATCTATTGAATAACGGAGAAACTTCGTGATGATAAAACGGAGTTTGCTGACAATCACAGATCTTTGCGTTTGCTAATTCCATTTGATATTCAGCCATTAATTGTTGCTGATACGCAGAGCTAGACTGAAAAATACGAGTTAATCTAACTGCCATATCAAGAACTAAACAATTCACGAAAAGAGGAGAAAATTTTGAAACAATCTTTTCATCCGATACATATTTGATTATACATGTAGGTTCATCGGTTAATAAGTTCTGCCCCTCAATTGCATATGAAGGCTTGCCGTTTGGCTGCTGAATAATAGGTAGTTTAGCGTCGTTATATACCATGAACACACGCAAAAAATCAGCAGGTAAAGAATACATATATGTATATTCTTTCAGTGGATCTGCAGAATTATCAATTTGCGCTAGTTTCGCCTTCTTAATCGCAAAACTCCAATTGTATCTAGCCAACAAAGATGATTTAGCTTGCTCATACATCGCTTTACATGTTTGAGCTTGCACTGATTTGTCATCCATTGACGCGATCGTAGATTGTTCAATTCTTATTAATGCTAAATTACAGATTTCAATTTCAGAACTTACTTTCATGCTTCCCCCCTCCCTGACTCAGGAGGCTTACGCCTCCCAATTTTTATATTGCAATCTTATCTAAAGGCATGCCAGACGGTGCTCCTTCTACATAGCTAATCCTAAACATAGCAGAAGTGTCGTCCGGCATTTGTGAAGATTTTGTACTAACCTCAACACCGAGGAATCCGTGAGGGGTATTTTTAAATGGTTCAAACGCCAATTTCTCTGAGTCGCTTGTGGTTACACATTCGTATATTGTTTTTCCTCTAAGACTAAACGCGGGGTGACTATATATGGTCACGTTAGCCGAATGACTTCCCCACAATGTCGCACCTTGCCACTCTTTTAATTTTGTTAAATTTCCGATACGAGCATTGTCGTCACCTGTCCTAGACGACGGAACTCCAGTTGCCCCGAAAATATCAATTTTATACTGAAGATCTTCGCTAGAGGTTGCGTTATTCAATACAGATGATAATGAGACCAAGGTAGAAGTCCACGCAATCGGCATTAAATAAAGCATACTACCGGCGTCCCCTTTAGCAAAACTCGTAAAATCTTCTACCATCACGAAAGCGTTACGTTCTTGCCCCCCTAGGGTTACAGGGCGTACTCTTTTAGCTTGTTTTACATCCCCGTTTCCGTACATGTTTTGTAAAACATCTGAATATTGATATACTACTGCCATATTTTTTCTCCTTAATTATACTAAAGCGGCTGCATTTACACCGTCTAAGCCACGCAATATTTCAATTCTAACTACAGCGTCTTCAAACAAGCGAATACAATCGTAAGAACCTTTATAGAAAAGGACATCTGCGTTATATCTCGTAACGTCTTTACCAGTTTCGAGATGTAATCCAACAGAGCAACCAAGATTGATATATTCTGCTCCGAAAATATAAGCGTATTCTACATCTGTTGTTTTAGCGGCATAAGTACCATCAGCTTTCTTTACGCAACTTTTACCAGTGCCGACATATTCTGATGGAATAAATTCGGTAATTCCCGCATATTGCCCTACTTGTGCAGTCGCCATAGACGGTTGCAAGTTGTATTGCAGGTTTGCCATTTTTAAGTCTGCACGCAATGTCGACAGCGCAAATTCCGACGCAACACAGAAAAGTGTAGCATCAGCATGTTTTTCACGAAGCTTACGTATACCTTTCGAAACTTTAGATACGCTCAAACCACAACTTGTCGTTAACGAGTTATCGGAAGTAGCGGATAACGTACAATCGTTCCAAGATATAGTATTAGTCTTATCATAATTATCGATTAGCACCTCTTTGCTCGCACCAGCAGAAATATTTTCTGCGCCTGTAAGATACTTGTTTTTACTATCGGCTACAGAGTAAGACGCGCCTCCGATTCCTTGAATGATAATCTGGTCTAACAATTGACCGCAAGAGTTAGCAGCTTGCTGAGCAATAAGTCCTGGATCAGGTGTACCTTGTTTAACCATATCTATATCATCAAGCATGACAGTACAATCAAAAGCTCTTGGGCGAAGTCTACGTCTATCGAACTCCATCGTGGTAAATTTCGTTTGTTCACCCTGTCCTTCACGGAATCTAGCAGGTCCGACATTTTGCTGTCTTACATCGTAAGTATCTCCAACTACAGGAATCTGTGTAACAGCATGCATTAAATGCGAACCTTGCTGTGCTAAGTAAGGATGAAACAGTGTATCAACGGTATCTAAAAATGATGAATCTATACCAGCCATTTTTTTTCTCTCCAAAAAATAAAAACCAACAATTTTTTGTTATTTCATTAATTTGTGGGCGAGATATTCTCGTTATTCTGGGCGAGTGGCTCGGTATCCTTAGACCTAATAGGTCAAACTTAAATCCTCTCGGTATCCTTCACTCATGAAAAAACACCACGTCGTTTTAGGTTGTTTCCAATTGTCTAAAACAAACATGGTGTTATTATATTACACTTGATTTTTTTGCGCAATTAATGCTTCTAATTGCCTTCTGGTTTCAGCATATCTAGGATCTCTGCGATTCATAAGAATGTTCATAGTTTCCTTATCAGCTTTAAACTGCTCTAAACGGGAAGCCGCATCCATTGGGGACATCGCATATCCACTAGATCTACCATCACTCACGAGCTCTCCAAATGTAGCCAGCATGTTCATAATAATAGGACTTGAATAAGCATTACACGCTTGTAGTTCGGCTATTATCTCGTCAGACTTTACGCCATATAACTTAGGGAGAACGTTGTTAACGCAATTGGTCATTGCTTGCACTTTACTTTCTGCGGCGTTCCCCCACTGTCGTGATAAAGTATCTAAACAGTTTTGGTAATTTTGGACACCTGTGTTAAATTGTTCTTCATTTCGAGCCAGCTCTAATTCGTTAAGGACTTCGTACATTTGCTGTCCTTGTTCTTGGTTTAGCCCCATTTGCCTAGCTACTTCTTTCACGATATTCACACCTGCTTCAGTAAGGCAGTTTTCTCCTGTCTCATCAGCTTGGCGCAATTGGATATTATAATCTTCCGCATTGAGTGGGATATTATCTACTGTACACATGACAGCCTTATACGTCTCAGCATCGCTTTGCTTCCACTCGGATGTTCTTTTCCCGAGCAAGCCTTGAGCATTCATCAAAGACTTGGCAACACCATCTATTGAGCCATATTTAGCAACAGCATCACGATATTCTGGACTGAAACTATTAAGCCAATCTGCATTTGTTGATGTTTCAGTTTGTGCATTTTGTGCACCTACTGACTCTGTACCATTTCCGACGGAATCTTCCATTTACAACCTCCTTTCGTCGAACTTAACCATATTAATAATCGATTCTAAGCAAAAATTCGAGATGTCTTTCTCCGAAAATTGTAATAAAGATACTAACAGTGACCTTTGACCATTCCAAAAGGCATACTCTAAACTGTCTTTGCTTAATGCTCCTACATGAGAAAATGCAATATCAGCAAGATATTGTAAGAGCAATTGACCGTCTTCACTGGACAGGATTCGTTCTATCGCTGTCTTCTGTTTAAGTAATCGTTGTTTTGAATTTTGGATTTTTAAAGCTCTGTCATTCATTTAAACCTACCTTTTTTAGCTCGATGTAATTATTTATCGCCATTGCGTCTTTTTGCGCCTGCGCTTCCTCTTGCTGTTGCTTTGCTCTTTGCTCGCGAATCATTTGTACAACCTCATCTGACCTAATAATGCCAGGAGCAACATTGTAAGTTTTAGCCATGTCTCCTAATAGCTTATCTGAATCAAGATAATCTAACGCATCAGGAGATATTTGAGCTAATTGTGTAACCCTCATAAGCAGATTATCGTTATTTTGAATGTCTTGTAGCTTCTGCATGTGGTACATTTGCCCTGAGAAGGACACATTCAAATTCATAATAGGGTCAGGTAATTGTGCCGGATCAATCTTTAAATCCTCATAAGGGAATGGAGGCAATTGGCCTATTTCTTCTAAGATTTTTAGTGTGCGTTTTACTGTGTTATTTAGATCTTCGCTTTCTAAGATAACAAGTAATGGACGAATACGACTTGCGGCTTGAATCTTCCTCTCATTGATTTCTGTTGCCGTCATTTGAGGACTTTCATAAGGGAATATATCCTGAGCTAAAAGAGCTTCGTTCAAATCTGCTATTTTTTGCTGAAGGAACGTAATTGCAATTTGGATATTCCCAGCTGTTTGCATTTGCTGGAACTGTGGTCTTCCGTTGATATCAAGTCCTTGAATGAACATGCCAGGAGTTAAAGGCATTTGTGGAATGGATATACCGTCCTGAATTAATGTAATTGGGAATACCGCATAATCTACAGCATGTAATATCAGCTTCGCAAGCATGTTGATTGTCTCGATATCTGGCATAGAGTTCCACACATAAGAACGCCCATATGGCTCGTTAGGAGCAATAAGAAACCTAGATACAACGTAAGGATTCCTCGCATGAAACCCTACATCTACAATCATTTTATTTTGAACGTCTACAACGCAAGATACCAACGGTAACGGAACCAGATTTTGCATTGGGTTAGGTAATACCGCCTCAAAAAACTCGTATTTCTTCTTAGAAAACGAAGCCTGTTCTTTAGACGCTGTTTGTTGTATCGATTGATGAACCGCTTGTCCCCATTTGCTCATAGCTTGTGACGCTGAAAGCATAAAACGTCTGAAAACAGTACTGATATCACCAAAACCAGATGTCTCTATATACACATCAGACATTGGTACGCAGTTAAACCTAATTTTCCCGTTGTCTTTTCTTATGATAATCTCTCTGCAAGCAGTTCCAAGAGTAAACCAATCTAAGTGAAAAGATAAGTTACTGCCATAAAAACCACTATCTGGATCAGCTAAAGTGGAATATAAAACATTTTCGCATAATTTAAGCCAATCTTGTGCTGGCTTTAAATTCATAAGAGATTCATCTCCGAAACGTAAAGCCATCCATTTAACGGACGGATCTGAAGACTGCGCTGTGATAGCAGAAACAACCTTATTAATGAGACCTGCGACCAATCCTGAATGGTTTCTAATTCGACTTGTTTTAGGCGAAGAATCTCTAGGCGTATCCATATAATCTCGATAATCAGGAAATACTTGGTTTTGGATAATTTGCCATTTCTGATCCCAGCTAGATCTTGATGTCTTTACCGCATGATATTGTCTACACAACTCTTGCGGATTTAAGAACTGCATAATTTGCGTTTCAATTGCTTGCATAACTATACTCCGACATACCCATAAGATTCCTTAATGAATCTTCGTAATCTGTTTGCTTTTTGTTTCTTTTTTATGTTTTCAGAGAAGTTCTTTCTTTCCCAAGGTTGAATCTCATGAGAACCGAGAACAAATCCATTTCTCACGGCCTCTCTAAGCTTATTTGTAGTGTTAGTTAATGCAGCTGAACCGATATCAACTACAGATGTATTGATATCAATTTTATTGCTGACTCTCGGTTTTTGATCTGCAATATTCTCGAAATGAGGCTCTAACGTTTGCTTGATTTCAAATCTTGGTTTTCCCTCGCTAATTTTTTCAAAAGTTACACGAGGATTTGATATCGACAGAACAGGATCTTTCAGAACTGCTTCTCTTGTTTGATCTGCAACCGAGACAGTAAGCTCCTCTATAGTCGGCATTCTTACAGATCTGTTAAACACTGGATCTGCGTTAAGGCGGTTATACATCTGTTCAAAATTATTGTACAGTTGATCTTGTAGATTTGGGAGCTTAGGTTTTAGCATTGCCTCTATTCTATTCATTGCGTGATTGGTGAGCCCCACCCCAACAACACTTCCAAGCACTGGAGATGCAGCTAAAGACGCTACAGATACACCGGCTTGAGCTAACATGTTTGAGCCTAATCTTGCTCCTGTCCAAGTAATTCCATTGCCCAAATATCCTATACCTAAACGCAAGCCTTGTCCTGCAACGCCTCCTAAAAGGGAGGTAAGTGCAGCTTGTTTTAATGGTTTACGATCGATAACTGTTCCGCCTAATGTTCCTCCTAAAAAAGCACCAAGAGGTCCTCCAAAAACAGCTCCAAGACCGGCTCCTGCTATTGATCCTATAGATTCAAATAAGTCGTTTAAAAGTCCCATGATTTCCTCCCTGAAAAGATATCCTTAAAAAAGTTAAATGACGCTTTATTGATATCGCCCGTACTTCGAGCTTTTATATTTTTTTTCATTTTATTAAGCGTATCCACAGTAATGTTGTACTGATTTGTGGCATTTGCGTATTGTTTTGATACTGTTTCGTACTGCTTTGTTGCTGTGCGTAATTGAGCTTCCGTTTTCTTTTGGGAATCAACAACATTATTGTACTGTTTTAATATCTCTTTTTTTTCGTTATTTACGGTATTTATTACGTCTTTGTAATTTTGAGTTGCTTGCTGGTAATTTTCGACCACTGCACTCAATCTGGATTTTAATTCTTGAACATTTTGTTCCTCTATTTCTTTGTTATGTTTTGCTAAATAATATTTTCTGCCAGCTTCATCATATACCTCGCGAGAAAATTCTCTGTCAATGCTCGACTGTAAACTACTATATAATTGAGCAATGCCCTCATTAAAAGCTTTAGTTTGAGGCAGCGCCTTTCTCGCTAATGTAGATCCCACCCATCCTTTTAGATCTTCCGATTCATATAAGTTATAAGGGCTATCCCCCGCGGTAAAATCTATTTGGTCAACCCACGTATGTAATCTATTGTATAAGTCCGTGAGTGCAGTTTTAGTTTGTCTATTCACATCCAAATCGATTGCTTTATTTGCTAACGCTCTTTTTATACCTAAATATGTTTCACCTATTAAATGTCCTGCTCCCATAAACATTGGAGCGTAAGTCGCAGCATGAATATAATTTGGATGTCCCCACACGTCCTCAACATGAAGATTTTTATCAGGATTAAATTTTTTGTGGTCTTCAATAAATTCCTTAAAGGCAGGAATTTTATCCGTCCAGTTCTTTATATATTTTTGGAGTTCCTCTCCAGGGAGCCTATTGTTATATGAGAGGTTTGCAAGTTCTGAATCGTTATAAGGAGGAGACGACAAGAGATTTAATTGGTTTAATCCTGCATATATCTTCTTTGGATCAATTGAAAATTTAGCCCCTATAAGTGGTTCGCCTTTTTTAGACAACAAAGGAATGACATACTCTTTTGTTTTTTCTGGGACAATAATATTTTTGTAATATTCAGCGAAATTAGGAGAAGCAATCATATGTTGATCTGCTAACGATGAGATATCCCTGCTATCCTGAACTGACAAAACATCATAATTTTCTTCCTTTAGCGTGTCTGAATGTGACCACGACACGATTCGAGAAAACGCCTGTTTTTTTTTGCCAGATGTATCGTTTCTACTCTTTAGATAGTCTAAAATGCCACCGCCTTTGATGGTCGCAACATTTTCGCCAGCTTGTTCAGCTTGTTTTTCAGCTTGTTTTCGCCTCTGTTCCATGAGTTCAAGCACCATTTCCACTAGTTTTATTCCTTCAGTAAACTGAGGCAAAGCAGGTTTAAATCCTGGATTAGAAGGCTCAAAAAGTTTCGTTTGAGTTATTGGAGAATCAGCAATAGCGTCCAGTTGTTCTTCGAGGCTTGCCTTTTTTAAATCGTCACTAAATTTTAGTTTTTGCTTAGCTAATCTAATTTTTCCCATGTTCACCTCCTATACCAAAGCTCCGAGCCAATCATCAGTGAAATTAATCATGAAGATTCCATTAGTTACAGCAGGATGTCCGTTACCTTGAGAAGCAGTCATATTGCACAACCATCTATCGTGACACCATTGCATAGGTCCTGCGTTTGTAAACTTCCAACGTGTAATAGATTCAAACCAATCAAAACCGTTCCAAGAGTAGAAAAACCTGAAAAGGTTAGTTGTGCCATCTTTTACTGCAACAATAGCCAAATTAGATTCATTAACTCCTAACGTGTTAGTATTTTGAGTTATGAATTGTGTCGTTTGATATGTTATACAATCTTGAGCAGGAACAATTACGCCGTACTGTTTTGTCGACAATTGAGCTTTAGTACCAGTTACAGGCAGTTGGATTCTCGTCCATGTAGTACCATCTGTACTCGCAACGACACAAGATCCATCAGCAGTCACCCCGACACATGTTCCGTTCACATCAGCTAAATTAACTATATAACCCAAATCGCTCAAATCAGTATTGCTTGTCCAATTAACGCCATCAGAGCTTACATAAATTGTTTTATTAGAATTTTTATATAGTACATAATATCCGTTGATGTACGATTTGGCATTGACCGAATAATTATTATAATCAGGCAGACCTTCCCACTGTGTCCACGTTGCGCAATCTGAGCTTGTATAACCTCTTCGTCCAACATCCATAAAGAAATGGCTACCCATAAATGTTAGTATCCTTCCGGAAATGGACGTCGCTGTGTTAGATAGGTTATCTATCGAAGACCCATATATTACTTTGTTTGAACTTTTAACAGCTAAAGCATAAATAGAATTGCCATACGCCATTTGCCCTTTATTGATACCCTCTCCGACAGAAACAGAATTCCACGTTGTCCCGTCTGAACAATAGACATAGGATGACGCATCGCTCGTACAATACATAATATCATTACACATTGCTATGTCTTGCGAATAGGAAGAGAGTCCAATGTTTGAGGTCGACCAAGTTTTGGCGTCAGTAGATTTAGAACAGTCTCCAACGAAATTATAACACCCAGTCCAATATGTGCCGTTACTATACATAAATCTGTCAGAATGGTTGGCTGTTGAAGCTAAATAAAACTGCAAATGATCTACCGTCGTAGAAATTTTATCGTTTGAGATACTAATTCCATATCCTGCGGAATAAGTAGTATTAGTCGCTGAAATTTCATTTTGAGCTGAAATCTGTATATTACTTCCTGCGGTATAAGTAGTATCAGTAGCAGAGATTACATGCTGATCGGATATTTGTACATTGTTACCAGCAGTATAAGTGGTATCAGTCGCTGATATTACATGCTGATCGGATATTTGTACGTTAGTGCCAGCGGTATAAGTGGTATCCGTAGCGGAGATTACGTTTTGTGCAGATATTTGTATATTTGTTCCTGCAGTAAGATTATCCTGTTTGTTATCCTGCAATGATTTACCCATTTTAGCTGATAAAGCGTTAGTGGAGCTGTCAGTTATCAGGTTATCGACAACATCAAGAGAGACCAATCCATTATTTACAGCCAATCCATTTCCTACTGCAACAGCACCTAAATTATCAGACGTTGCTTTTTCCAAGGTTAAAGCGCCATCAACAACGTCCAATCCATTACCAGCCATAATGCTCATTGCATTAGCTTCTTTATAATACAGGTGCCCTGTATACTGACTGTTCATTAACGATAGATATAAATTATTTCCATCAACACATGCGGAATAAGCTCTAGCAGGTAATGAAAACGAATCTGTTTCGTATTTATCAAAATCGGTTGTATACTTCAACGAAGTTCCAGACCTTGGAGCCGCCCACCATTTCTCAAAGGCGTATCCTAAATATCTACCATCGAAATAAGTAGCATGAGTGATAGTTATACTATTAGGCGTTGCCCCAGACACTATCCACCTATCAACATCAAAATTAATAGAGTTAATAATTTCTACTACAGCGGTATTATAATTGCTAGTAGCATCACCAATCACTCTAATAGAACTAATGGATGTAGGATCTAAATTTTCAAAAGTAATAGGTGTAGACCAAGTAATACCATCTGTAGAGGCAGACAATTGCAATGGTTTTGTTGTGTTAGCATCAGAAGCGAAGCCTAAAGCAATAAACATATTATTGCAATATTGAACTTTTACAAATCCCTCAGAAAAAGGTGCTGTTCTTGTTGTCCACTCGTTTTGATATGTAGCATAAGACGAAGTGTTACCATAAGCCAATATAGGAGAAGACTGTCCCCCACCAGCAATTCCAACAACAGTAAATCCCAGATTAGAGACATCAATTGCAGACCAAAGATCGTAAATGCTAGCTAGTGAAGAGTTTGAGTATATACACTGTTCAGATCTTGATAAAACGTAACACGTTCTAAAAATGCTCATTATATCATCGAGAGATCTCTCAGCTGTTTTATCATAAGATCTCCTCCACGTTGTGCCATTAGAGCTTATATACACGCCTTGCATTCCTAATGCACAATAGGCAGGATTATTATAACCCAAACTAGGTTCTGCAGGATAAACCAAGAGCATTTGAGACAGGGTCTCTGAGCTTGGTAATCCAGTAGCGTTTAAATCGCATATTAATTCCGTAATAGGAATAGCGGTAGTGGATATCACATGATTACTATCAATGCTTATGCCATGACCAGCAGTATAAGTGGTATCAGTAGCCGATATTACGTTTTGAGGAGAAATTTGCACGTTTGTTCCTGCAGTATATGTAGTATCAGTGGCAGATATTACATGCTGATCGGATATTTGTACATTTGTTCCTGCAGTATAAGTGGTATCAGTTGCAGAGATTACATTCTGATCTGAAATTTGTATATTATCGCCAGCTGAATAAGGAGTAGCTAGCCCGACTGTTGATATTACATTTTCATCGCTGATTGCTATATGTTCGCCTGCTGAGTAGTAATTTGTGAGTTTAGCATGTCCTTGATCATCAAACCCAAGCATTTTGCTTTTGCGGGTGTTGTACGCTAACTCAAATGAAGGATCGCTAATTTCGCCAGGAGATTGCCTTAAAGATTTAGTTTGTGTATCGCCATCACCCAAAACTATCGCTCCATTAGTATCGAAATATAACGCCTTATTTGCTCTTTGAGCAGCAGGAGGCAATTGAAGGTCTGTTTCTTGGATGTCCTCATCATCTTGAGCGTGAATAGTATATTTTTTAAATTGGTTATCCTGCAGAATCATCGTTAATTTATCAAGTGATTTTTCTGTAGTATCAGCATAAATAGTCTGGGAACTAAAGGCATTATCCTGAGAAATAGGAACGTTACGAACGATACATAACTTAAACAGGTTATTATATTCCTGTATAATATGTACTACACCATAAACGTCATTTGTACCATCGCTTAAAGTGACATAGTAATCGACGTCCAATTCCAAATCTTGAGCAGTATTATCGTCTTTTCGAATAAAGACTTTTATATTTTCATCGCTATCATTGAATGGAAACGATATATTAAACTCACTATTAATAGAGATGCTAGACACCAAATACACATCAGGTTCAAAACTTCCAACGCTTACTGTCATATTCTTTTTCTCCTTAATTTAGATTTTCCGTCATTTAATCGGCTAGTTAATGGACGCAAATACCACAGATTTACCCAAGGAACAGAATTGGCTATTCCTTTCCAGTCAGGACGTCCTTTTAGAATACTTTGAATATTGCGAATAGTTCTATCGAGATATGATGTAAATGGAGACATACCAGAAAGCCCCTGGAAATGTGATCCAAAGCCTGTATTAATGGCGGTAATAAGGGTATCGGTCACATGCGTGTTAAAATCGCTATAGTCAAAGACCTCTTTCCAAAAATCAGCAGAAGTAAAATCTGTATCTTTATTGTTTAGGGCGTTTTTAGCTGCTATTTCTAAAACAGCTAACGAAACGGAAGCGACCAAAGCTTCAGTAGCCTTTATTTTGCTGATTCTGCCATTCATCAGTGGAGCATAAAGATGTGTATACAGCTGATATCCATACTTCTTAAACATGAACAAAATTGAACCGATTTCAGACTGCATAAATCTAGGAGTATTTCCTACAGATTGTTTATAGGTAATATCGTCGGCTAAAGCTCTCAAACTGCCTTGTAGTCTTCTAACGCAGTCTTTGTTTTTGATATGAACAGGATCGACATACAATTCGCTTCCGTAAGTATGTCCTCTATCTTTAAAAGCTTTAGCTATAATTTTAGCGTAATCCTCATTAATGCCAAACCTAGCAAGATCTGACAGCATTTGTGGTGTTTTATTTTCAGAGATACAAGCCTTAATGAGGTCGCTGTATTGCATTTGTAGTACAGCCCCGTCGACAGAGGTTTCAAGCAAACTCATACCTGAGACTTTATTGATATAATAAGTATAATCATGACCCCATTCACCAATTGTAGTAATATACCCAGATCCTCCTTGAGACCTCATACGAGCGGACAAGCCTACAAACTTAAGAAGAGTTTCTTTGCTTTCTTTTCTTAAGTCAGACTTAAATGGAGAATAAGCCTTCAAAAGGCGACCGAACTCAAATCGGACCAAAGGTTTTGCGAGATCTGTTATAGCAGCAAGAAACACATTACCTAGGGAGCCCATAGCGATAACAGTTTTTTGATTTGCAATTTTTTTTATAATTGAATTGTTTTTGAACGCTCCTAACCCTGAATAATTACCTGTGAAAATATCGTATATATCTCCGATCAACTTATAATTATAATCAGCTTCTTCTGCTTCCTTAAGCAGATTTAAGTCTTGCTTGATAACGGCACCGAGATCTTGTTGTTTTTGTTTTTTTAGTGAATTAAAAAAGTCCTCAAAAGAAGGTGCTTCGAAATGCTTTTTAGCCATTTGATCGAATAGAGATTCTGCATATAGCTTATTAAGCGACTGCAAATACTTATCCACATCGAACTTAATGATTCCTTGCTCATATAGAATAGTATCAGATATGGCTACCTCTCGAGAACGGATAAAGCTTTGTATTGCGGAAACAGGTGTTCTACCACTCACTTGAGGAGAAGTTCCTGAGATGTTCGCTAATATCGTATAACTAACGTCCTGCATCTCTTCTTTAGTTAATTTAGGGAAAGAAACTCCCTCGTTTATAGCGTTACGCAATCCAGCGTTATTATTAAGTGCGACCTCTTTTTGAATCAGGTCCAAAGCCTTTTTCTGAAGATCCTTATTAGTTTTAAGTTCTTCGTTATAAAATCTTTTAGCGTAGTTATGAGCTGTATTCCTTGATATTCCATTCTCTTCCAAATTGATCATGGACATATTTTCGAGTTCGTCAGCTGTAAATTGTTGTAATTTATCATTTAACACGAACCTATTTGCTTTAATATCCGCTTCGCGCATTCTTCTTCTTACGTCTGCTTTTTGAACCTTTTTAGTAGGGCGCATTAAAGCATCAACAGCATTATTTACGTATGAATTATCTGTTTTTTCTCCAGAAACAAGAGCCTTAGCGACTTTGACGTTAAAATCTTCGAGGGTTTGTCCGTCTTTTATAAAATTTTGAGCATTTTCAAGAAATTTTTCTTTAGCTATTCCTGTATCATAAGAAGAAAATAATTTCAATTCAGTTTCAATTGCAACATCATTGGTTAAATCCTTATTTAAAGGGGATTCAAACACCAAAGTGCCAAACTTTTGGACGAGAGGATCTTTCGAGTTTATTGTTTGCAGTATAGGAGAAGGACTTTTAATTTGAAAAGCCAAACGTTCTAATTTCAGTTTAAACTCTTGAACAGTTGGGGTTTCTAATGCTGGGGTTAAATTCTCAGCAAAAGCTTTTTTTAGAGCATTAAAACCTTTAAGCATTTGTGGTTTTACAGCTTTAGATACCGCATTCATTCCCGCCTCAGCAATAGGGGCGACAATAGCACCGGCTACAGCGTTTTTTACAACTTCGTTTGCTTTTACATTCCCTTCCAAAACCCTTTGTTCAACAGTTGAATCAATAGCTCCTAATAAGCTTCCTGCAAATGCGCTTCTAGCTAGAGCTCCAACAGCGCCAACAGCGATAGAACCTCCTGCTGTAAAAAAAGCAGCAGCCGTTATAGTAGCATTAATAGGATCAGCTACGCCAGCAATCACAGTAGCAATTGCAGATTTTACAGCCCCAGTATTTTGTAAGGTTTCTCTTGCATTAATTAATTCCTGCCGATAAGCCAGAGCATTATCTAATTCTTCTCTAGTCTTAACGTCAGAAAACAATTTACGTTCTTCAGGATCTGTGATTTGCAAATCATCCAACTCTTGGTTAACGTCCAGATCTTCTTCTTTTTCAGTAAAGACATCAAAACGTCCGATAGAAAACCCTTGCATTAATTCTTTAGTAGTAGAAGTAGTCCATTTAGCTTTAACAGCGTCAGAAAGAGATACGCTTTCAGATGGTGACTCAACGTCGTCAACTGAAGCATTAGAATTTTCGGCAGGTTCAATTGTGTCGTCAACGAGATCATCTAGCTCTGCCACTCTTTACCTCCTTACGCATATCTATCTGTATTCTAGGAACAACCTCACCTGATTTTTCCAACCATACTTTAGAAGTAATATCGTTCTCATCTAACAGCTGATAGAAGCCATAAACAGGACTTGAAACAGACAAAGCTCCGACATAAACTTTCTTAGTTTTATCTGCGTTAGTTGCCACACTCAAAGCTTTTTGTTTCTTTCTTCTAAAGAAATCATCTATTTCTTTGCTGGTTTGAAATTTTGTATTTTGCGGAGTTGGAGGATTAATCATGTACTCTAAAGAGCCATTTACTGTCGTTTCTTTCACGAGATTACTACCTGCGGCTACCGCTGATTCAACCGCTAATGTTTCACTTCCTGTAAGGATAAAAGTTTTTTTAGCAACGTTAGCCATTCTGTTGTGCAAATCCACATAATCAGGGCTATTAACTAAAATCGCATCGGAACTGAAGTCATACCATTTTTTTGTGGTTTTAATGTTATACTTTTCAAAAGCATCACTTATCGCATCTTCAAAGTTTTCAGAATCACTAATATTTAGTGAGTTCCACTCTTTTTTTCTGGCTTCTCGTTCTTCTTTAGTGGATGAATAAAATCTATCTCGAAAGCTTTTAACTTCTTCCTGGTTCTGATTTCCCTTAAACATTTCAACAGCTAAATTTGCGAAGGAAAAATCATCATCAGGCAAATCGATACTTTCTACTTGTTCGTTACCCTGAATTGCTACACAAGCATCCAAAATCTTCTTTGCATCTGAGCTGTATCGCAGTGTTTGAGAAATCTCCAGATTAAGACTAGAAATTGGCTTATGATACACATTGGGATATTGCTTTACATACTCAATCTGTTCAGTCAAAGACAGTTCTGGCGTAGAGGATGTTAACCTGTTCTCGTTTTCTTTGGTTTTCCACCTCAAGAAATCGTCATCGAGATCTTTTTTGCGGAAATCTACTATTTCACCAGACTCTTTAGCTTTGTTGATTTGTTCTTGTGTTTCGATATCTTTATCTTTCCTGATTTTGTGTTCTTCTGCATAAAGCAATAATTTTGTGCGTTGCAAATCAGTAATCATAGTGTCCTTTTCGATATCTGGCACAGCGGTAGTTTCACCTCTAGCAATTGCTAATTTGTAGTTCCAAATCCTTTGGTCTTGAGCTTTACTAACCAAATTAAGAGCTAAAGCTTCATCTAGTTTTCTCTGCCTTTGCTGAGCTTGAATAGAAGATTCAGCATATTTATGCAAGCGATTAAAAGCTTCAGGGGGTAGTTGCTTAAAAATCTCACCTTCAAGCATCTTTTCACCCAATTCTGGGTTGTTGTCTATTTGCCCGATTCCTACAGAGTACACTAACTGTTGTGTTTTATCTTTTACGATTCTTAAGTACTCATCCTCTCGAACCAGTCCCTTTAATGGCTCTAAATGAGTCATAAGTTCAGCAGATAAAGAATCGAACTGAGACGGATGTTTTACTGCGTTATTTAGAACCTCATTAATTTTTGGCTCTGTAGTAGACAGCACAAAAGCGGAGTACATATTTTTTTCGGCCATTACGGCGTTATTAGACAAGTCCGCTTTTTTATTGTTAAAAACCAATGCCAATCTTTGTTTTACGTCCGCATTCGATGCATTTTGTAGGGCCTCATCCGCTAATTGCTGATATGTAGTTGTGACAAACTCTGTGTATCCTTTACCTCCTGTTGATAAAGCATTTTGCATAAATTCTTCATCTTTTTGTTTGAATTTTGCATTAACACTTAACAGTGTATCAGACACTTCCATAGCATCATATTGTGTCTGCTGTTCTGCCATATGTTTTTCGCTCATACCAGCAAGAGCCTGCAAGAAAGATATCGTGCCATTTCCTCCAGGATTGGACAAAACCTGATTTACGCTATCATAAGATGGGATAAAAACACCCAACTTAGGAATTGACGACATTTCTCTGTGTTGTTTAGAACTTACAAGAGCATCATTTTCAGCAACAATTCTTCTCATGAGGTTAAGCTCCCAAAAATCTTACCGATTGTACTAATTGCTCCAGTAGCAATGTTCCCAATGCCGTTTATAAGGCCAGTTACAGGATTTCCTCCACCCATACTACTAAGGAGCTTAATAGAATCGACAGCGGTTTTAGCTTGGTTTAGGGACTGTATCATAGCGTTTGCATTTGCAGTTTCCGCACGAGTTATAGCGTGTTGAGCCGCAATTTCCGCACTAAACTGATGATTAATACCTCTAACGTTAGCATTAAACATGGCTTCTTGAGCTTTCTTTTCGCCCATGGCTACAGTTTCACCCAACACTAACATTGGCGATCCCTCAAGCGAAATGCCCCGATTACTCATAATATTCACCTGTTTGCTTAGCAGTTGGGACGTTTCGTGCATAATACCCTGAACAGCAGCCATTCCTGTTCGATTAGCGACTTCGGAATTGAAAGTTCCAATCTGTTTGTTCAGTGCCGCTTCCCTAAGATAGGCGTTTACTTGCTGTTTAGATATCCCTTTTATTTGGTTTTGAGAGATAAACCTTGTGGCGATTGCGCCTATATTTAAAAGGTCGTCCAACATGTCCATGAGGCACACTTACTCCATAGTCGTTAACAAGAACAGTAGAGATATTAGAATTCCGACGAAAAAAATTTTTCGCTTTATTCCACTTCCTTTTTAAACTTGTAAGGAATTCTTTACAGTTCATTGTCGTGCCAACATTCTACGTTTACGCCAATCGTCGTTCTGGACACCTGCGCCATTAGCTCCTAGCATGGATGGCTGTTGACCGCTCCAAGTGCTTTGAACGCCATTCAGGAATGATCTTCCAGTATTTACGATACTACGTCCAGCGCCCATTAAGTCCTGTCCTCTATCATACAAACTTTGCATACCCGTATTAAACGCGCTCATTCCAGCATTAAAATCACCAGCTCTAAAAGCGTCACGGATGCCACCGAACATACGTCTTCCAGCATTAATCATGCTAAAGCCTTGTCCAGCTGCATTTAGGCCTTGATTATTAAATTGCTGCATGCCCTGATAAGCCATATTAGCGGTATCAGAAATTTTGTTAGTAATTTGTTCGGTCTTTCCGCCAAATAAAGATCCAATTCCTTTGGCGATATCACCGACAATAGGGAGTTTACTGACGACGTTACCAACAAAAGGTAAAATTTTTGAACCTATATTTGCGATTGTAGAAAAAATTCCCATTTTATGCCTCCATTCGAATAGTTGGATTATATTACATTTTTCAACTGATTAATAGTTGAAAACGTTAAAATCGACGCGAGGGGAAGCTGAAATAGGGGTACGTTTAGTATTGCACAAATTAACTCCAACAGCGGCGTATCTAAAAGCGTCTGCGCCATGGCTATTTTCGTCATGCTCGAACTCTGCGGTTTTTAATCCTGTTCTTTTATCCAGTTTAAACTTATATTGTCTAAGTCTTTTCAAACCCAAATCGCAAGCTGTACTAAATCTAGCCGTTTTCAGTAGATTCCTAGCGGTATAAACGCCGGATTGGACAGAGACTTTTGGAACGGATTCGCATCTAAAGCCGAATTCCTGCAACTGAGAAGACACCTTACCTCTCATATCGTTTCTTGTTCCGTCGTGGGGGAGAAGGCATTTACCATACACATAAGGTTTCTTTAACAATTGTTGGGCGTAGAAGGATGTTTCTCGACCTGATTCCTCTAGGTAATCGATAAAAGTAACCACATCATTTTCTTTTTGAAAAAACCATATAGCGGTATAGTCAGTAAAACCCAAGTCCCAAGCGGTATATACGGGCAGATTAGGTTTCCAAGCGTAAGTATCGCTAATATTTTTATCGGTATAGTCGCGCATGAACTCCCCATAGACACTACCGACGAGAACGTTAGCGTTGAAATCGCATTCGTATTCTTGCTGATATTCAGCCATAGTAAGATTTATTTTAGCATCTCTCAAGAAATCAGGAGCAAACAAATTAGGGTTTTCAGAAGCTCTAATAGCGTAGCTCTCCCAATTGGGATAATCATCAGACAAGCCGAAATTGAACAGTTCATAAAATTTATTATGACCAGCGGGAGTACCTATAGCAATCAACTCGCCTTCTTCATCTTTCAGCATTGGCATAATAACATTACCGAACATACTAGCAGGCATTGATGAACATTCATCTATTATGATCAATTGAGGATGGTATCCTCTTTTACTTTCCTGATTTTCGTAGCTAAGCAAACGAAGCGTTCTAATATCATAATTACTAAACACGAAGTCGTATTTATGTTCTGCTTTATTATACTGCATAAAATTAGCGGGCATATTCATCCCGATTTCTCGCATAACAGGTTCGACAGTTGCTTTAGCCTGAGCAAGAGTGCCAGAGAAGAAAGCGACAGCGGAATTTGGACTGCTTTTTAGTAATTTTTCGACAGCGTATTGAATAACGGCAACGGTTTTTCCTGCGCCACGAGCTGCGACAATTGCTTTATATGGGACGGAGCTTGTCCATAAAAAATTAAACTCCTTACGTCTTTTCAATGATGACATATAGCCTTCCTTTTCAAACTGTTATAGAATTATTTCAAATTTAGGATGAGGAATCAATGAGCGCATTACGTCCAGTCCCAGGCACTTTAAGGACATTAAGCAGGCTACAAAACAAGGAAGAGACAGATAACGATATGATTTCGATCTGGAACTCTATTGAAGAGCACTTAAAGAGTCCTGCTGGCACATTAGCTAATTATAACGGCAAATACGGACCGACATTAATTAGTCTATTAGTTGAGAGGGGATATCTTACCAGGGAAACAGTTGAGGCGCATACTACAGAGAAGCTAAAGCAAGTTTCAGATAAAATCTTATATGATTTCTATCACAACAAGAAGTGCAAATACAATCCAGCGATGCTTAAGATAGCTGTAGACTTTTTACAAGGTAGAGACAGTGAAACAGAGATGTCCAACAATAATGTTGTTGTTGTAGGTTATCCATTAGAGCAATCGGGGATTGAAACGCAACCTGAAAAAAGGCTAACACATCTTTAAAACCAGCCCGCTTTTTTTAAACCCATTAACCCGCAAAAGATAAAAACGACATTAAGGATAATTGAGCAGGTATGGGACGAAGCTATTGCTGTTCCAATGAAAGTAACGCCCAATATTTTTAGCACATCTACAGTTGTCATTGTTGTTCTTCATTGTCATTAAGAACGAGTATACGTTGAATGATTGAACGTATATCGCCTAATCGTTTAGCAACGCAACATATAGCTGTATGAATACCTTTTAGCAGATAAACGAAGATGCTCACCAAGCAGGATACTATTAAAGCGAGCAAGAATTTAGCGAACATTATATTCTCCCCATAAAAAAATTATAAACCCATAGCTTTTCTGAGTTCATCGATTTGGCTAGCTATAGTCTGAGGTTCATTTTCTCCTTCGATTTTTTTAGAAGACAATCGAATGATAGAATCGGCCAATATTTTAGAAAGCTTTCGTTTATTTCCATTTTTATCGGCATATTCTTCTATACGCAATTTACCTCTAACGTAGATAGTACTACCTATTTTTAAGTCTTCGTATTTTTCAGCCTTTTCGCCAAAAGCCTCTACAGAGATCCACATAGTGTTTTTTTCATTTTTATAATAGTCATCAACAGCAATTGATAAGCGTAAGACTTTACATTTTTCTGTATTTTTAACTTCTTTAAAACCGACACGTCCGATTAAATGAATATTATTCAACGTATTCCTCCTCATCGTTATTTGTATGATAATATATTTATCTGCAATAATCCATATAGAGGACTTATCCACAGTTTTTGTGGATAAGTCTTATTTTTTTAGAGGAAAAGCAGTCTCAACCTAATGTAAAACATAAAGTTTTATCGGATTGCTGATTTTTGTAGCACATGAATTAATATAGACCAGGGTACGAGGTAGCTCATTTATAATAAAGTCGGTTGTTTTACGATATATAATACGTTATTATAATATAGACAGAGAAGGGATTTCAAAAAATGTTAGTAGGGTACGCGAGAACATCGACTTTGCATCAGCATGCAGGGCTTATAGAGCAAATAAACAGGTTAAAGAGAGAAGGGTGTGAGAAAATATATTCAGAGCAAGTGTCTTCGGCATATCAGAGGGATGAATTGAAGAAGGCGATAGAGTTTGTTCGAGCGGGAGATGTATTTATTGTAACGAAGATAGACAGGCTAGCGAGGACAGTAGCGAACTTACTTGAGATTATAAATCATCTTGAAGAGAAAGGCGTGCAACTGAAAATTTTAGATTTTGGGCTTGATACGAAAACGGCAACTGGTAAAATGATGTTACAGGTTATTGGGGCGGTAGCGGAATTTGAACGAGAGATGATGCTAGAGAGGCAGAAAGCAGGAATAGAGAAAGCAAAAGCCGAAGGGAAATTCAAAGGAAGAGCGTTACCTAGTGCGAAAGCGAAGAAGCTAGAGATAGAAATCAAGAGATACGATCCAAATTCAGAAGACAGTCTTACGATTAAGGAGATTGCGCAATTTTGTGAAGTATCTGTTCCGACTGTATACAATAAGATTAGGGAGATAGCTCCTGAAAAGCTAAAGAAGAAAACAAAAAAAGAAGTAATCATAAAAAAAGTTTTTGGTGGGAACGTTCGCAAATATGAAGAGTTTCAGTTATACAACAAGATGAAAAGATTTCAATGGGTGAAAGAAACCTAACGTATGGACATGAATGAATTTAAAATTTTATCGAAAATAACATATTCCAAAAGCTTGAAAGGAGAGGACAAGCTAGCCAACGATGTAGCGCTTGAGCTAAAAGCTTTAACATTAGAAGGCAAGCTAAATGCTGTATGGTTTCATGTTCCGAACGAGTCTGTTGTAGGAAGTTTAAAAGATATGCTCAGAATCAACAGGAAGCATTTAATGGGCCTGGTAAATGGAGCTCCTGATTTTGTAGTTATTTCCGAAAGGGAAACGATATTCATTGAATTGAAAACGGACAAAGGACGGCTAACGGAATCGCAGAAAATGTTTAGAGAGTGGGCTTCTAAAGTAGGGATAGAATATTATATAATCAGGAACCTTACTGAGTTGAGGTCTGCACTTAAGGAGTTGGTTACAAAATGTAACCAGTTGAAGTTGGCTACAACTTGTAGCCAACTGATTTGGAGGAATAGTTTTATGAACGCAAAAGAACACTTACTAGAATTACAAAGTAGGTTATGTGTATTAAGAGGGAAAGTTCCATATTATTTTGATGGAGTTCATGTAGCTGATAGGAAAGGCTTCCAAAGAGAAATTCAACAGATTATTGCTGATATAAAAATAATTATAGATGATAGAGCGCTAACCCCATTTAAGATGTGGTGCGAAGCGGCTATGTTTAATTTAACAAATCTTGTAAAAAAAACCGAAGGAAAGGTTGTGCAAGTCGGAGATCTCGGCGCTATAATTGATTATATAATTAATTCAATTAAGCTTGTTAAATGTGAATGAAGAGGGGGGACAAAACGTCCCCATCTTAGTTTAATCACCAAAAGGCACACAAGAAAACAACATTTCATTAAGCTTTGAAAGTTGTTCTTTTGTAAGATTGGTTTTATTGTTTTCAACAAGTTCTTTTATGTCGTAATACGACTTACCTAAGACAGCTTTTGTGTTATCTGTTGTTAAGTCTACAAGCTTTATGTTGTTTCTTAATTCATCTATATTGTTTTCCATTGCACAACAATTAAAAGAAAACAAACATAAAATCAATATAAGCATATTTCTACTCCTTCTCGTAAGGTTTGGTTTTTTTGTACAAATCAATATAACTTAAAACTTCTTCATTTTCTTCTTCTAAAGTTTCAACAAAGCTTTCTAAATTTTCGAAAGCATCTTCTTTGAGTTTATCTAAAAATTCACCTTTAATTGCTTCTGCTAGCTTGTATCCTTTCACCGCCTCTTTGATTGTTTCTGATAAATCAGACACCATGTTGGATAAGTAATTTAAAAAGTCTACTTTGTCTTTAAAATCATTGCTTGAAAACTTTTGAAGCGTTTTCATTCTACTATAAATAAGGTAGTGAATTTGATCTTCAAGATATTTTACTCTGTCCATATCAGTTTTGGTTTTTAACATTACTGCCTCCTATTTTATTTTTCTGGTAAAATAACCGCTTTTATAAAATACAAAACAAACTAATCGAAAAACTTGTTTTTTTCAAGTATTAGTTTTGATGTTTCTCGTCTAACGCTTCTTCTAATATTTCGTTTTCTCTTTCAACGGAATTAATGTAGTCTTCCTTGTCCAAACCTATATAAAACTCGTTAGTCTCAAAATTCTCTTCTCTTATTTTTTCAAAAAACTTCAGAGTTGCTTTCGCTTCCGCTGTCTTCATTTTAAATATCTCTAAAGCACTTATAGCTAAGTTGTTGACATAACCATCCGTACAATCAACCCACACCTTAATATAGGGCAATAGAGCGTTTCTGTTGTTTATATATCTCTGGAACGTTTTTATGTATTCTTCTAGCTTCTCCTTTGTCATTTTCATTTTAGTTCTATTCCCGATAATTTGTATAAATCTTCCATAAAAATCTTTTCTTTCTCTAGAGTTTTTTTGAACAGATCAGCCCAGCTTTCATTATACAACTTTCTTAGCTGGTTTTTCATTATTCTTACTCTTTGCATGTGAAAGTTCAGTAAGTTAGAATAGAGAGATAACATACGTTTTTCTTTTAAACAATCTATTTCATTTTCTAATATTTCTATATCCTTTTCTGTGAAATCAGTAT